GATGGTAGCGCGACAGCCGGTCAGTTAGCCGCAGCCCTCACAGGCTCTACCGGCGCTAGCGAAGTTGGTGGTAGCATTAGCTCTGGTTCTTGGACTATCGTCGACGACTTCGTCAACGGCGGCGCTATCGGTTCTGTGATCGGTGACGATCCATGGGGTCTTGAGAACAACCAGAACATCCCAGAAATTGACATTAAGGTCGATTCCGTGGCTGTGACGGCTGTAACCAAGAAGCTCAAGGCTAAGTGGACTCCGGAGTTAGGTCAAGACCTTAACGCCTACCACAACCTTGACGCTGAAGTTGAGTTGACAAGCATTCTCTCTGAGCAAATCGCTCTTGAGATTGATCGCGAGATCCTTGAAGACCTCATCCGTGGCGCAACTGCTGCTACTAAGTACTGGGCACGTTCGCCTGGTCTTTTCGTCAACCGCGACACAGGTGCTGAGATTGGTGCGTCTGCAAAGGCTCCCGACTTCACCGGTACCGTGTCCGAGTGGTACGAGACTCTCGTTGAGACAATCAACGATGTTTCTGCTGCTATTCACCGCAAGACTCTTCGTGGTGGTGCTAACTTCGTCGTCTGCGGACCAGAAGTTGCCAACATCCTTGAGTTCACCGCTGGCTTCCGTGCTTCCGTCACTTCTGACGACGAGCGTGGCTCCATCGGCGCTGTGAAGGTCGGCGCACTTACCAAGAAGTTCGACGTATACGTTGATCCATACTTCTTGCGTAATGTGGTTCTCGTTGGTCGTCGCGGCTCCTCTTTCCTTGAAAGCGGATTCGTGTACGCTCCATACGTCCCACTGCAGACCACACCAACCATCTTTGGACCAGAGGACTTCGTACCTCGTAAGGGCGTGATGACTCGTTACGCTAAGAAGATGGTACGTCCTGATATGTACGGTCTTGTCATTGTTCGTGGCATGATTGGTGAGAGCGGCGCTACTGCTTAAGTATAGCAATAGAAGCCAAATATATAAAGCCCCCGTCGTCTGACGGGGGCTTTTGTCTTTGAGGACATCTCTTGGCAGAGAAAGGAGAACATTAAAGATCCCCCGGTCAACCCGGCGGTTTTTTTAAAAAACACACATGTGACAAATTTTTTCCCCGGTAAATTTTTGAGATACTCACTTTTGCTAGACAGTAAACTATTTACTAGGTACCTTTACAAATATAGGAGAATATATCATGGGTAAAAAATGGAAACGTATTTTAAGATTAAGAAGAAACGCCGCCGCGGCTCCCGCAGCCAAGGAAGCACCGGTCGCTGTTGATACCCGAGCAACAGAGGTGAAGCCAGAGCCAGTGCTCGTTGAAGAAGCCGAAGCCGAAAAGGTTGTTGAAGAATCAGCACCCAAGGAAGAAAAGGCAGCACCTGCAAAGAAGGCAACAAAGAAGAAGGCAGACCGTCCTGCCCGTCGCACTTCTAAGAAATAAACAGCAATAAGAAGGAGGAGCCTTGAGTGCCTACAAATTTAAATCCCTTATCTACGACAAGCGCCGTGGTGCTGACACCAACGGGCTCAACCGCCCTGGTGTCAGCCGCACTCCCCTTTGGAATTTACACCGCCTCAGTCGACTTCCTGAGCGGTGCCTCTGACCAGGTAGCGTATACTTATAAGAAACTTGGTGGCGATGTCGTCGACATTGAACTGACTCCCTCCAATGTGTATGCCGCGTATGAAGAAGCAGTATTAGAGTACTCATATATAATCAACCTTCACCAAGGTAAGAATGTATTGTCTACTGCGCTGGGGAACGCCACCGGAACATTTGACCACGATGGAACGCTACTCAGCGGTCCTATAAGCGGCAACTTACACTATCCTCGCTGGCAGGCTGCCTATGCAAGCAAGGTCGGGGATGGAATGGCAGCAATTGCCGGCTTTGGCGGAACTATTCCTCAATATTCTGCATCCTTCACTCCCACTGCAAAAAAGCAAGACTACGATCTCCAGGAGATCATTAACGATGCTTCGACAAGTGGTGTAGATGATAAAGGAAATGCTGTACCCTTCTCGGGCAAAGTCGATGGAAAGCGTGTCATTATAACAAAGGTCTTCTACAAGACCCCAAAAGCAATGTGGCGATTCTTCGGATACTACGGGGGCATTGGTGTTGTGGGTAATATGTCTACGTACGGACAGTTTTCTGATGATTCCACCTTCGAGATGATCCCAACGTGGCAGAATAAGATGCAAGCGATCATGTATGAAGACAATATCTACACACGTACTTCGCACTACTCCTATGAGTTGATCGACAACAAGTTAAGAATATACCCGGAACCCGGACACTGGGACTTCAATGAGCGTGATCAGATTTGGGTCAGGTTCTATGTTCAGGATATGGACGTCTTCACCGCTAACCCGGAGTATAATGATGGCGTAGAGGGTGTCAATAATATGAATACCTTACCTTTTGATAACATTCCTTATGGAAATATTAATGCGATTGGTAAACAGTGGATCAGAAAGTACGCTTTAGCGCTCTGCAAAGAGATGCTCGGTCAGATCCGCGGTAAGTTCACAACAATTCCAATTCCCGGAGAAAGCGTGACACTTAATCATGCCGATCTTTTATCTCAAGCAAAAGACGAGCAGCAGCAACTTAAAGATAAGCTGATGGAGATGCTTAAAGAAACAGAATACAAGGAACTTGTTAAATACGACTCCGAAACCGCTGATGCGACGCAGAATGTGTTCAAAAACTCTCCTTTACCGATTTTTGTGGGGTAAAATAAATGTCAAACGAATGGGAAAGACCAGCATCGCCGCCACCACCGCTCTTCTTAGGTAAAAAAGAACGAGATCTAGTAAAGCAGGTTAACGATGAACTTATTGAAAAGGTTATTGGACAGCAGATCCTGTACTATCCGATTGATTTAGAGGCAACGAAATTTCACGATCTCTATGGCGAGGCAATAGAGAAAACGTATCTCCCACCTGTGCGCATTTATGCGCTGATTGACTTCAACGAAGAAGAAACGTCATACCTACCCAATGTAGGCATAGACACAGACTCGATCATTACCGTGTACTTCCACAAGAGAAGGCTAACAGAAGATCAAGACATGTTTGTCCGTGAAGGCGACTTCATTCTTTACGGTGAGATCTATTATGAAATAGTCAAACTGTCGGAGCCCAGAAAGTTATTTGGTCAAGTAGACCACAGTTTTGAGATAGCCGGCACATGCCGCCGAGCAAGAAGAGGATTATTCGATGCTACCTGATGATTTTGATTTTGCACAGTTGCCACCGGGCGCCACAAGTGCCACGCTAGAAGAAGTGGGGATGCTTGCCTCTAGTATCGAGACAATAGACTATGCAATTACCTCATGGTTAAAAGAGGACTTAGACTTAAGTGCCAAAACCAACGCCGGCTATACTAACGTGCCTGTTTTCTGGCAAACGCCAGAAAGAGCATTCCAGATAAAAGACAACAGGTCCATCAGGGATACGGACGGATCTTTGATTCTTCCTGTGGTTAGTATAGAGCGAACCGGGATCATCAAAGATCCTGAACGCAAGGGAAGTTACCAGGCGCAAATATATGCCCCGAATGAAAACGGACGAACCGGTCGAATGGTTATTGCGCGAAAGATAAAGCAAGATAAAACTAGAAACTTTGCTGTAGCGTCCGGCACGAGGACCAATAACGGAGGAAAGTTGCAAAACTATTTTCCTAGGAAAAACAAAAAGATAGTTATCCAGAGTTTGTCTATTCCGATCCCTGTATATGTTAACGTAGAGTACAAAGTAGTGATCCAAACAGAGTATCAGGAGCAAATGAACCAGTTAGTGCAGCCTTTTATGACACGAACCGGTCAGATAAACTCGTTTCTATTAAGAAGAAATGGGCATATCTACGAAGCCTTTATAGAACAGGATTTTTCTCACAACAATAATGTGTCCAATTTGGGCGAGGACCTTCGGACGTTTGAGACTACGATAAAAATACGTATTCTTGGTTATTTAATAGGAGAAGGAGAAAATGATGATCGACCGATTGTCACTCTTGAGGAAAGTGCCGTAGAAGTGACGTATCCCAGAGAATCGGCAGTAATTCCTGGACAACCTTCGTTTTTAGTAGACTAATTCAGGAAGTAAACTTTATTTTCTACTTTTGGTTCATCCTTTTGGAATCCAAAATACTATTTAAGTAATGATTGTGACGTCTTTTAAGACAATTAAATACAAGAGGATTGCGAAATCATGTCAGTAAAGAAATTTAAGTTTGTTTCCCCCGGAGTTTTTATCAACGAGATTGATAACTCCTTTATACCCAGAACCCCAGATGCGATTGGACCCGTTGTTATTGGTCGTGCCACACGTGGCATCTCCATGGCACCGATTAAAGTTGAAGCCTATTCCGACTTCGTCAGCATGTATGGTGATACCGTCCCCGGCGCTGCCGGCGGAGACGTATATAGGAATGGTTTGGACACCCAGTCC